TAAATAATAAAGCATATTATTTCTATGAATATTCAATTATCAAAAAGATTACAATTAAGATATTTTAAAGAATACGATGTTTCGGAAGATATTATTAACATTTTGAAAAAATTACCAGAGTCGAATATTGATTATGCGGAACCGATAGTTTTCAAATTATATCATATTTTGAAAAAACATTATCCAATAGATTTAATTAAAGAGTAATGTCAATTTTATCTTTCTTTTTTATTTTTCGATTTTTTCATTTTTTACGTAACATTTTTCTGCTTCTTATTTTGATGTTTTGCCAAAATAAAGTTAATTTTTTTCTTTTTTAGTTTTGATTCTTTATTTTCTATTTTTTTGTTTTATTTTTTTCAAGTTTGTCATACTATTTCTAATTTGAAGGAATTTAGATAACGTAAAATGAAAACGTAAAAGTTTGAAGAAAACTTTAAATATAAGTTTTTACATAGATTATATTGGTGAAAAGATGAATCAAGCAAAAAGTCAAAAAAGTCGTCTTGGGAGAAAAGAAAAAGCGGTTTTAGATTTTTTAGCTAAATATCCCGAGGGAATATGGAAAGATGAATTGATAAGAAAGTTTTCGTGGGCTAACAAGTATGATGGAGTTGTCAATAAGAGGTTACAGAATTTAGAGAAAAAAGGACTTATAGAAATTCGTTATGAACTTAATCCGGAGAGCGGTAGATATAAAAAACGTGTTTATCTAAAGCAATAATTTTTTTATTTTTTGTTTTTTCCTAATTTTATCTTTTAGTTTTCTAGTTTCATTCTTCATATCTTCTTCATTTTCTTAATTTATTATTTTCAACATGTCAATTCTATTTTTATCAATAATTTTTCTCAATTTTGTAATAATATTTGATAATATAAAATAAAAAAGTAAATATATTTTTTATTTAAAGCTATAAATTATATTTTCTATTTGAAATATCACATCTTCTAATTCTTCAATTTTACTTTTTGCAAATTCATAGTAATCATATAGTTCATCATAATAATTAGCAACTTTCATTAATTCTTCTAGTTTTTCTTTAATTTCTATTAACTCATTTACCACATTTTCCAATTCACTTTTTATTTCGTTATAGTCAAATTCGTAGTCTATCATTTTCTGTCAACCTTTCACAATTTTTGTTATATTGCCAATAGTTATAGATTTTGTATTTCCAAAAGTTGAAAACCATATTTTAAATTTTATCATTTTATTAGCAATTTTAATATATCCAGAAATTGAATTATCAGATTTTGTATATAGTATTAATTCTGCCTTTCTATTGAAGATAAAAGCATTTTCTAGAAGTTTTAATATTTGATTATCATCCATTTCTTCTATTTTTTGTTTAATTTGTTGTTTTTTTACTTCATATATGTCTGACATGTTTTCACGATTAACGTTATGTTACATGACAAATAAAAATATTTTTATTTTTTCAAAATAAGGAACCGTAACATTTTGCTCTGAACTCACAGGCTTTGCATAGATAATTATTCGCGCCAGGTATAGTTTTGTAATCTTGTGATTTCATAAATTCTTTAAATTTTCTAATCCAGTCAATTGTTTTTTTCATATATTCGTCTAATACTTTTTTATTTATTTGGAATTGCTTAACTTCTTTATTTATTCTATTTAAATATATGATATAGACATTATCAATTTTATAGTTTTGTTGTTGTAATAAGTAATAGTAAATTGAAACTTGATAAAGATGATATTCCTTTATATTAAAATAGTTACTTGTGATAGTTTTTAGTTCTATAAGATCGTTATTACAAATTAAGTCAATTCTTCCAGAAATTTTTAATCCTTCAATTTCGCCTTTCACTTCAACTTCACTTTTACAGCCTAATTTTTCAACAAAATAATTTTCTACTCTTTCATGATGTTGTTCTCCTAGATCTAAACTAATTTCATTAATTCCTCTCTCAAATTCAAATTTTCTACTAAGATAACTTTTTCTGAAACAAATTCCAATTTCACTAGGAAATATTGTATCCTCTGGATATTTCATTTTGAAGCTTTGTTTCACAAATTCTTCATAATTCATAGTTTCACTCTCCTAAATTGAAAAATCTCATTAAGTTTATTATTTTATTGCAAACTTCTTCATTTTGAACTTTTCCAATTTGTAAATCAACATCTAATGCTTGCAATAAAATTTGGATATCAATACTTTGTTCTTGTCTTCTAGATTCTAAATTTTCGCAATTTACATAATTATTGATGCTATTTATCTTCTGCTGAATTAATTCAATTAAAGCTTTTAAAATTGAGGGATATAAAACTTGGGCATTTATAATTTTATCATAAGTTTTTTTAATTGCGATTTGAATAATATGAATTCTATCTAAAATTGCAGAAGTGAAAATTTCGTAATTTTGTAAATAATCTTCTACATCTGGAGCTATTAGTCTATTAATTGTGTAAGCATAAGGATTACCTGCGTAAATTATTGGAATACATTTTTGAATAGTAGCAGATTTTGACTCTGTTCCAGCTCCTCTAGTCCAAATACAATTCTCAATTCCAGTGCTTAATGTTGAATTTATAGTATTTAATTCTTTTGCTGAAAATCCGTTTTTCCAAGTTTGAATTTCATCAAAAATTAAGCCATTCGATAAAAATACAGCTCCATACATATTGTTTCGGGCATCATAGACTAAATTGGCGTAAGTTGGAGGCTCAGTATAATAACGAAAATTGAAAACTTCTTGTAAAATCATAAAAGTTGTAGTTTTTCCAGTTCCTCTATTAGAAATTTCAATATAATTTATCTGTCTCTTTGTAATTGGTGATTTGAAAAGTGGAAATAGTCTTGGCAAAAATAAAAATATGTCAGTTGTATCCATTTTTGTTACATCATATCCAAAGCTTTGAAGTAGAAGAGCATATGTTTGATGTTCCTGATTTCCTAAGTCAAATAATTCTTTTGCAATTTCATAATTATTCGGCGGTTCAATTGAATAGATATCATAAATATGCCAGTCATTTATGCCTTTTCTAATTTTAACAAACATATAAGAAGTTATTAGGTTATAGAAATCTTCAGGATTATCAGCTATAAGATGTGGGTCAAATTCACCAGTAAATCCATTTTGAAATTTCGCTATTACTGAACCATCTTTTACTTTAAAACTTGTAATTTTTGAAATAAACTTAACTTCATCATTAAATAATAAATAGCTTTGAAAATATTGTTGATCAATTCCGCGTTTATAAGCTTTTAAAATCTCAATTTTTTTTCTTTCTTCAATCTGTTTTCCAGAGAGAATTATATTTAAAACTCTTTCTGTATCACGGGGATTGTAAAAAAAAGAATGAGTTTTGACTTTATCCAAAAACTGAAAATCACTACTCATAAAAAAAATCGTAACTTATGACGTTTTAAAATTCATCTTCTACGTTTTTCTTTTGTGTTTTTTTCTCCTTTTTTTCCTCTTTTTGTTTTTCTTCTTTTTCTTCTAGTTCTAATTCCTCAACTTGTGATATTGAATTATTTCTTGGTGTAAATTTTACATATTCATCTAAAATATCTTTATATTTATTTAAAAATTCTGAGATTAATCTTAAATCTTCAGCATCATTAGCAGTTATTCCTAACTGTTTTCTAAAGTTATTTTGGCTATGAATGGTCATAGAATATCTTACTTTGCCATCTTGTGGAACTGCATTTAGTTGTACTACTAGTCTTTTTAATCCTTTTATCTTTAAAATTCTGCTAACTATTTTATTCTGTTCTTTTGCAGTTTTACCTAATTCATCTATTATTTCCTTCAGGCTTGCCATCTTGTTTCCCGAATTAAAAGTTTGAAATATGACAAATTTAAATATTTAAGAATTTAATAGCTTAATATATTCTCCATGAGAAAAAAGAAATAAAAAAAGATTTAAATTAACTTGAAGAATATGGATCTTATGATTTTTGAGATTTTGAGATTATATTTTTTAGCTAATTCTTCAAGTTTTTGATAGTACAATTCATCAATTGTGAAGAAAACACGTTCATCATAGTTATCTGTACTTTCTATTGGCTTAAATTGTTTTTCTCCATTTAGTATTTTGTCAATTTCTTGTTTTATTAAGTCTCTTTTTTCGTAAAAAATATTTTTATATTTACTTGGTATGCGAATTTCTATATATTTGTTCTTTTGGCGCTTCACATATTTCTTTATTTTTATAAAATATATAAAGATGACATATACATTTAAATGTCAGATTTTCATTTACATGTGTGAACTGTGAAAAAGTTTTTAGCTATCATTTTCTTTATAGTTATACTTATTTTGTTACAATTTCTACGAATTATCGCTATAATGATACGACAAAAATCTATAAAAAATTTCGGCAATATATCTATAATCATGATAAAAATTCTCATGTATTTAGCGTAAAAGAATATACAACAAGATTACATGGACTTCATTACCATGTTTTAGTTTTCACGAATAAAAAACTTGACTATTCCAGAGTTCATAAACGAATGCCAAAACATTCGGATATTAGAATTCAATTAGTTCCGAAAACAAAAAAAGATATAAAAAAAGTTTTAACTTATATGTTAAAAAATCAAAAATAAATTATTTACTTTGTGACTGTTGTTGAGAGTTTGAATTTTGTTCAGCTTTTTTCTGTGCTAATGCATTTACATCTCTAAGTGTATCCATGTTCAAAAGTGAATTAATTCCAAGAGTTGTAGTATCTTTAATACTTTCAACTGCTGAGATTGTAGATTTTGTCATTTGATCAATAGCTAATTGGAATGATTCATTTGTTTGTTTTTGATTGTAAAGATGTACTATTTCTCCGACTACATAGCTTCCTATTAATACGCCCATTAGTACTAGAAATCCTTCTACTGCATATTGTATTGTTGACATTTCAATTCTGTTATTTACAAATTACTTAATAATAAAGTTTGTGCAAAAATTCGAAATATATAAATTTGTCATAATGTATGTTTATAAACTGAGGAGAAATGATGGAGAAAACAAAAAAGGAAAGAATTACGTTTGGGATACATATAGATAAAGAGCTAAAGAGAAGGCTAAAGATCTATTGTGTAAATAATAACATTACCATGACTGAAGCTATAGAGGAAGCGTTAGAGGAATATTTACAAAAGAGGCAATCAAAATGAGAGTAATAAGTATAAAAATTCCAGAAAAACTCCTTGATGAACTCGATAATTATGCTATGAATCATAGATTTCATAGATCTGAAGTTGTCAGATTAGCGATTATAGAATTTTTAGATAATCATGTCAGAAATAAAGAAAATGATGAAGTTAAAATTGAAAAAATTACGTTTTAATAAAAAAAGTTATCTTAAGTTATTAATTTTTTTTCTTTTAACTTTTATAGTTACTATTTTTAAATATTTCAAATCTTGGCAAAGTTACACCTCTTTGATATTGATATTTTCCATGATATGGTTTCTCTACTGGAGATAATGTTTTAGCGAAAATTAAATGTAGAAATCTTTCTCCAGTTGCTAATCTTACTGGAAATTCTGAGCCAATAATTTCTATTGTTAATTGACCCTTAAATCCGGCATCTATAATTGTTGGAGGTATAGAAATTCCAAGTCTAGCATATGTAGAACGTAGATTCACAAAAGCCATAATATCGTTTGGAAGTTCTATATATTCAAGGGTTTCCATTAATAAATGTTCATGAGGTTGTATTACAATTTCGTAAGAATCTACAATTTCGTAAAAATCTTCTATATTATCATCTGGCTCGAATACTTTATCTGTTTTTTTCAATCTAGCAAAATGATTTCCAATTCTTAAATCTACGCCATTTTCTCTTACTATTTCTTCCGAATATGGCACTATTTTTATCCATTCTTTTTCTAGATAGTATTTTAAATCACGATCACTTAAGATCATGTTTTATCGAGTTTGAAAAATAAGATATGACAAATATATTTCTAATTATTTTTTATTTTCTAGTTTAGGAATCAATATTTGGAGGTTCATCTTCAAAAATTTCTATATATTCATCATCCATAGTTCCTAATGGGTCAAAATATTCAATTCTATACCATTTTCCGTTACATTTTATATAACAACACCAATCTGTACAAAAATAACTATTTTCATCACAATTTTCTAAAATTGATTTCAAAATATGTTGTTCATTTTTAGAATTTGAATTATCATAATTTTCCATGATTTTTACTTTTAACTTTATGACAAATATATTTTTATTCATTTCTTCTTTTTTAATCTTTCAATTTCAGCTTTAAGTTCATCAATTTCATCATAAATATCTGCAAAAATGACATAAATTTCTAAATACATAAATGCAAAAATTCCAGATGCAAAAATTACTGATATTATAATTTCTAATATATTTTTTGTTAGAATTCCTAATGACAAAATTACTAAAGCTAAAAATATAAAAGCTAGAAAAATTAAAAAAACTATTATTAAACGGCATTCTTTATCCATTTTTTCTCATTTTTATTTTTCGTTTTCTGACAAATATATATCATCATTTTTTCTGCCACAAATTATTGTCAAATCAAAGAAATTTTTTACATATCTATAATTTACTCTTATATATTGCGGATATCTAAAAGTTTTTGTAATATAACTTACAATTCCGTTCAATCTTTTTATATAAAAATTATGTGGTACTGTTAATCTTATTTTTATCATTAATTCGTTACCATTATCTATAACATTATAATAGTAAATACTTGTCGAATAAAAAGCGTTTAACCAATTCAAGGCTTGATCTTTAAACTTTCTACATTCATATAATACAAACTGTTCCATAATTTTAATATAAATGACTGACAATTAAATAGCTTTTTAAAAAATTGAAGATAGTATATTAGATAGTTAATAATTTCCAGAATTATCCCAATTTTTCAACTTACATTATAATCAGCTCATATACAAAATATTATGTATATAGCTTTTGTCTTGAATTTTACGCCAATTATAACAATTATTATTCATCATATTACATATAAGACGTGAAAATTTATATTGTAGAAATTAAAATTTTTAATTGACCAAAAATGGCGAAAGGAAGAACACCAAGAAGCTATTCACAAAGATATGCAAAATGGCAAGCTAAATTTGCATCATTTTCAAATCCAACAGTTGCTTCAACAATTTTAGCTAATGTATCTCCAGTTGCACAACAAAATTTCCAAACACATGTTCCAAAGTTTACTTCCGTAAATGAGCAAGTTAGTGCGGTCTTGACACAATATGGGATTACTGGTCCACAAAGAGCCATTTATCAAGGTTTTGGATTAAAAATTGCTAGAGCTTTGAATAGGTTAGGCAGTGGTCCTGCTCTTGTTAACATGATTAACGGTTTGAAAGCTTATTACATAAATGCCTTTAATGCAAATCCTACAGTATTAGATGCAGTAACTAATATTATAACTGGATCTCCAACTGGATACGTGAGCTAAAAAATTCTATATTATCTTTAAAGCTATTCTATTTTTTTATTTTTTCTATTTTAGGATTTAAATTTTTAAAAAAATTATTTTTAACTTTTAGTCATTATCTTCTACTTTTGTTTCAATATATTCATAAGTTTTTTTACTAATCCTTTTACAGTCACTTAATTTTAAATTTTTGTTATGTCTTTTTATATGATTAATCATACTATTTCTATTTCTGCTTATGAATCCGCAAACTGGACATTCGTACAAAAACATTCCCATATGATTTTTTTGATTAATGACATTTAAAAAAGTCACTTTTGGCTTTTTAACTTGAAATTAATCATCATCTTCAGTCTTGATTTCAATATATTCGTAAGTTCTTGTGTTAATTCTTTTACAATCCCTAATTGTTATATTTTTATGGAATTTTTTTATATGATGTATAATTCCGCTTCTACTTTTGTATATTATTTTACAAATTGGACATTCATATAAAACTTGACGCATATGATTTTTTAGTGTCATGACAAATAAAAAAATCTCATGGAAGTGTCGAACACAGTTCGCCACAAAACCGTAATTTTGACTATGAATTATTCTTCGATTCGAAATGTAGCAGAAGATATAGCTACAGTTCTCAGAAAAAATGGTGAAATTGTTACAATTTCAACAAATCCATATTTAATTCCACAAAGTGATAAATTAATTGTTTTTGTCCCATTTCATCCGCCATCTTTAAATCCATATCTTTACACATTTCATGAATTTCGCGGAATTAAGTATTTTTATACTACATGTGATGGAATTCCAAATTTAAATATTGTAAATCAATATCTATTAGAAAATATAACATTTATACCAAATAGTAAATTTACAGCTCAAAATCTTCAAGAAGTCGGTCTTCAAACTGATCTTCCAGTTTTCCATGGAATTAATTTTGAAATTGTAGAAAAAGCTGAAAAATTAGCTATTCAATTAAAGCAAAAGTTGGATAAAGATTTTCCAAATACTGTAAAATTTGGAATTGTTAGTGGTTTAACTAAGAGAAAAAATATGGATTTAATGCTTAAAGTTTTTCAGGAGATAAATACTAAAATTCCAGAATTAGCCAAAAAAGTTCACTTCTTTATAATTTCTCATAAACAATTTAAAGATTTTGAAGTTCCTGAAAATGTACATTTTGTTTCAGAATTTGGACTAAATCCAAGAGAGTATATTTATGCATTTTACAAAGTTATGGATTTTACAATTGTTCCTTCTGGAACTGAGGGCTT